TGGTGCAAATCGCAGTTCGGTTAACATGACAGTCAAGTGGGACGGAGCGCCTGCAATATTTGCTGGTGTAGAACCAGAGACAGGAGATTTTTTCGTTGCGAAGAAATCAGTATTTAATGTCAATCCAAAATTGTATAAGACAGACGCAGAGATTGATGCTGATTTATCGGGAGCGCTTAACTCAAAATTTAAAGTTGCACTTGCAGAATTTTCGAAGTTAGGCATCAAGGACGTTCTACAAGGTGACCTTATGTTTACCGATGATGTAGAATCAGAAACTATTGACGGCACTAAGTATTACACGTTTCAACCTAACACTATTGTCTATGCTGTGCCTACTGATTCTGAATTAGGCAAAACTATCAACAAAGCAAAAGTTGGTATTGTTTGGCACACCACATACACTGGTACTGCGTTACAGGATATGAAAGCATCTTTTGGTGCGAACATAACTTCACTTAACAAACAAACAAGTGTGTGGATGGATGATGCGACTTATAAAGATGTTTCTGGTAAGGCAACATTTACTGCGGCTGAAGATGATAAGATTACAAAAATACTATCACAAGTTGGTAAAACATTTCAAAAGATTAATGCTAATTCGTTAAGAAAGTTTCTAACAGTGCAGAATGGTATGACAGGTTCTATTGCAGGAGCTTCTCTCAAAACTTATAACAACTCAAAGGTTCGTGCAGGACAGATAATTTCAAATCCTAATAATCATGCAAAGGGTTATGAGAAATGGGTAGAAATGTCAATTCAAAAACAAATTGACAAAGCAAAATCTGATAAAGGTAAAAAGAAATATACAGACATGCAGAAAGAGTATATGCGTGAGATTAAGAAACATACTCAGAACCTAATTCAAATTATTACTTTTCAAAATCTATTGGTTGATGCGAAGATGCAGATTGTCAAAAAACTAAATAGTGTAAAGGGTTTGACAGATACATTTGTAAAGACCAAAGATGGATTTAAGGTGACTAACCCAGAGGGTTATGTTGCTATTGATAGAGTAAGTGGTGGAGCGGTTAAGCTAGTAGACCGTATGGAGTTCTCGTTTAATAACTTTACCGCAATAAAGGCATGGGACAAATGAAGAATTTTAGAGACATAACAGAAGCAAAAGAAACTGTTGTTTTTACTTTTGGGCGGTTTAATCCACCTACTATTGGCCATGAAAAACTTATTAAGAAGGTTTCTCAGGTTGCTGGTTCAGACCCATATTATATATATCCATCATTCACAACCAATCCTAAAAAAGACCCACTTCCTCATGCACTAAAAGTTGCGTTCATGAAAAAGATGTTTAAGAAGTATGCAAAAAATATTATTGCAGATAAAGATTCTAAGACCGCAATTAATATCGCAGTAAAACTTTATGATAAAGGGTTCAAGAAGTTAGTCATGGTTGCTGGTTCTGATCGGGTTCAAGAATTTGACAAGTTACTTAACACTTATAATGGTGTTGAGGGAAAAAAACATGGTTTCTATAAGTTTGACAATATTAGTGTTGTGTCTGCTGGAGAACGTGACCCTGACGCAGAAGGCGTAGAGGGTATGTCTGCATCTAAGATGCGAGCAGCTGCTTCAGATGGTGACTATGATTCATTCAGTACAGGTATCCCTGCTACATTATCAGATACAGATAAAAAGAAACTATATCGTGATGTTCGCAAATACATGGGTATTCGTGAAGAACGGAATATGGGAGACATGTCTGACTTTGAAACTTTGCGTGATGCATACCTCGTAGGAGAAATTTGGAATGTGGGTGATATTGTAGAAGCAAACGATATTCGTGGTGAGGTTATTCGTAAAGGTGCAAACTACCTTTCGTATGTAGATGAAGATAACAAAGTTCACAAAACATGGCTACACGATATTATACTAGAAGATATTACCAAAGAAGAATTGAGTGAAAGAAACTATCGTAAAGAATATGATAATTATCAGGGTAGACCAGAACAAATTGCAAGACGTTCTTCACGAAACAAAGCTCGTAGAGTTATGGGTGACAAAACTAAAATGGGTATGGACGTTGGACACAAAGATAACAATCCATTGAACAACGAACCTGAGAACCTACGCAATGAAGACCCATCAAAGAATCGTAGAGAACCACGTTTGCGTGAAGAACCAAGAATACCTCGTAAAAAAGGACAACCAGCAGGAAGTGATAAACATTCTGATTTATACACAGATGAAAATCCTAAAGGAACAATTCAAGGTTTAGGTTTTAAAGACGTAGAGACTGCAAAAGCAAGTGTTAACAAAATAAAAAGTTCTGGTAAGAAACACGCTCATAAGATACAGGCTGCAATCGCAATGGAACAACGTGCAAAAGAAATGGGTAAGACTGCTGAAGCTGCTGTGTATCGTTCTTACATAGAGAAGATGAAAAAGAAAACTAAGGAGATGGAAGAAAACCTTAATGAACTCAGTTCTTCAATTAATTGGATAAATTCAGCCATCACAAAAATTAGTCAGATTATTCACCCTAAAGGGTGGGACAATATTGTTAAAACTTATGTTGATGGTATGAAAGATGATGAACACAGAAAACACCCTTCAAAGTGGGCAGTCGATGTATCTAAAAGATATAGGGATATTGATTCCCGAGCACTTATTAAATATATTAATACATTAGTTTCTAAGGGAAAAATACCCAAAGAATTAAAGGCAGAATATCAAATGGAAAAATACACATTTAGTGATTTAATAAAATCTATAGATGAAGTAAAACAAGACAAAGAGATTAAAGACAAAGAAGGCACACAACCAGCAAAGTATTATGCTGGTGATATGGCAAAGTCTACTAAAGATAAAAGAGATGCACATTTCAAATCAAAGAAGTCTGGCCCTGCCCCTGGCGATGCAAGTGCAGAAACCAAACCATCTACACATACTAAGAAGTTCAAACAGATGTATGGTGAAGTAAAAAATCACAAAACGGATTATGAAACATTTGCAAAAATGTATTCGCTGTTGAATAAAGCAGTGGATGATGCAAGTGCAAAATTCAAGAAGATTACAAGTAAGAATAGAGGTGCAATGGGTTTGACTGATCCTAAAGTAAAAGCCAGTCCAGAATATAAAAAGGCAAAGGCAGAATATGAAAAAGCAGTTGACCTAACTAAGAAATTTTTGAAGGGTGTTCCTAAAGATTTTCTGAAAAAGAATGCACAGTCAAGAAGGTTAAGAAGAGAAGAAGTTGAACTTGATGAGAAAAGAGCAAAACAAGCAGTTTCTCAAGGTAAGGTTCAGAAACTTGTAACTGCTCATGGTCTTAAATTTAAAGGTAAAGTATATAAAGAAATAGACATGGAATTGAAAGGTATTGATAATAATACTAAAATGGTTACATTTAATATTATTCATCCAAAAGAAATATTTGGTAATGAAGTTAAACTTGCGTTTAAAGTTTTAAGTCGGGGGCCATTCATGGCAACTGATACCTCAAAAATAAATAATGAAGTTCTTGGTAAAGGTGCAGATCAAGGAGATTACATAGATGATTTCGTCAACAGTGATGCTCCTCAGTTCAAGGGTAAGTCTAAAGAGAAACGTAAAGAGATGGCAATCGCAGCTTATCTTTCAAAGAATGAGTCTCTACTTGATAACGTCAATAAAATGTTAATCGAAAGTGGTCACACTGATGTTGCATCAATGAAAAACAAAGTACAGATTGCAATGTCTGCTCTTCAAAAGATGCAAGGTGAACTAAGTAAACTTGGTGATGAAGATGATTTGCCTACATGGTGGACAAACAAGGTTGCAACTGCGGTATCTCGACTTGATGATATGTCAGATTATTTAGATACACAGGTAGAAGAATTTGAGTTAAATGAAAAGATTGAAGGTTTAGTAACAAAAGCAGAAAAGTCTGGTATGCCGTACGGTATTCTCAAGAAAGTGTACGACAGAGGAATGGCTGCATACAAGACAGGACACAGGCCAGGCACTACTGCACAACAGTGGGCATTTGCAAGAGTCAATTCTTTTGTTACCAAATCTTCTGGAACTTGGGGTAAGGCAGACAAAGACCTTGCAAAACAAGTTCGGGGAGAATCAGTTGAAGAGGAAAATCCTTGTTGGAGTGGTTTTAAACAAGTTGGTATGAAAACAAAGGGTGGCAAACAAGTACCAAACTGTGTTCCAGAAGAAACAGCTACTGAAGCATGTTGTGATGATTGTGATGATTTGTATGATCACGTTATCGCAGAAGCAGAGTATCAGGGTAAAAAAGTAAAACTTAATGATCCTATTAGAACGAGTGAAAACCCTAATAAGAAGTTTAAAGTATACACAATGGGCCCAAGTGGTAAAGTAGTGGTCGTTCGGTTTGGTGATCCAAAGATGGGTATCAATCGTGATGACCCTAAAGCAAGAGCTGCATTTAGGTCTAGACACAGTTGTGATGAAAAGAAAGATAAAACTACAGCAGGGTATTGGTCTTGTTTTCAATGGCGTGCTAGTTCAAAAGTAGACAATTAAGATTAGATAAATAGGTATAAAAGGGACGCAACTATGACAATTTACACTAAAACAATGAAAGAGGCATTGGAATCAATGTACATCTCTGAAGACAATGTTGCCATATTGCGTGATATTGTTAAAAGAAAATCAATAATGACATTAAAGTTTGCAGATGGTAAAATGAAAGTTGACCTGTTTACTGCATCGGCAGTAACGCAAGCACTTGATAAAGTCAACCCTGCAAACAAAACAAAAATAACTAAGATGATTAACACTGGTAAGAAAGCAAACTTTATGAGTATTGCAAAGGTGGTTATGAAGTCTGAAAATAACCCAGAGATTGAAGAAGAAGTTGAAGTTGAAGTTAAAGTTGAAGAAGCTTCTTCACTGGCACAACAGGCTGCAATTTTAATTTCTAAAAGAGAACGTGAAAGAAACCCTAGAAAAGAAGAAGTTGAGATTGAAGAAGGCAAGTA